AGTCGATTATGTCTAACATTAAATTTTTTCCAAGTACGGACTCTAAGTCCCAACCAGTGTAAGACTTTAAATAAGTTATTAACCCCGAATAAGAGCCTTTATTTTTATAAATTTTCATGGCGTTTCTTAAAAGAACTCTTGACTGTTGTAATCCAATTTCAGGTTCAAATTTTAAACCAAATTGCTGCATCATAGGTGCAATGTATCGACCATCAACATAGGTAGTGTCCCCTGAGTACATTAAGTTTGTTGCAAGAGTTTTTTCTAAGTCGTATTCAAAAGCAAAAATACTTAAAAGACTTCTAAGGTCTTCATTTTCTCTACTGCTTGTGTAATCGTAGATAGTCGTACCAGTAATGGGGTTTGAAATAGCTAAGTCTGTATTCCGGTAAACAATAGGTAAGTAGTTCCACATTCTATCAAGAGTATTAAAGTCTTTTACAGAGATTCCATAAGCATTTCCTGCTCTAACCCAGTCAGTCACGTTTGCGGGTAAAAGAAAAATAGAATAGTAGTAAGTTCTACCTTGCTCTAAGTTAGAGTCTTCAAAGTACTCTTCAAAACTTTCATTGTTTTTTTCAACAAGAAGAACGCCGTCGTCAGGGTCTACTGGAAACCCGTATTTATTTCTTACTAATCTAAACTTAGTCCAAGCACCCGTTGGAGTATTCCATATTACGTTAATAGTCCCATATGCTTTTGGGACAGTGTAAAACGGAGCAGCACTAAACTGCACAAGAGCGGCGTTACCGTAACGTACTCCTGTGCCGTAAAAATCAACTCCATAACGACCCATTTTAAATTACCATTTCTCTAACGGACAAGCAGCAAGTTTTAACTTTGTCTTCATAGACATAATACAGCCGCACTCTTTGCACTGCTTTGTTAACTTAATTAACTTAGGACATCCGTTACATATTGTCATACGTGCATCAGAGACCTCTTCGTCAACGTATTCAGTTTTTGGGTTCAGTATGTCCCACGGGCGAGTATCACCAAGTTTGGCTTTGTATTCATCCCATTTACTCATTACTCCATCTCCCCAGGGATAATGAAGTCTCCATCAACATAGAGCCAACCTTCTCCAAGTATCTGGTAATGCTTATGAATAGATGGGTCAATTTTAATAATAAGAGGCTCTGACAACAAAACAGCATGAAGCATTTCATCGCAGGTTAGCTCAGTAGTCTTGTTGTCTTTTGAAGTAATTTTTACACAAAATGACCCGTCTGTTGTAACAACCTCTTTAAAAGAAGTTGCAGTTAGCATTGTTTCAGAGAAAAAAGAATCAAAAATTAGACTTTTTACAACTTCTCCGTCTATAACGCAGACAAGCCAGTCCGAAGTAAGTCCGTTTGGCACACGTTGCGCTTTTACTCCTGGCATTTTCCAGTCAATATCGGCGTAATTTAATTTCATATATTTATCCTAACACGCCGGTGGACAGCATCTAGTTCTAACCCCGGCTGGGTCAGAGTTAGCAGCGCATTGCCCAACGTAGTAGCACTGCCAGTAGTTAACACTTGCTGAGTTATTAACGTCATAATCGGAGCATTGATATTTTAATCCTTGACTACAACAGCTAAGGTTTGACGTACAACCCGCGGCCGCCGTAGATTGGCAAGAGGGGTATGTTCCAGTGTTGTTATATAAGCAAGCAATATTATAACCAGTACCGCTACCAGCTTGATTGTTAGTGCTTCCACCATTGTCGCTGCAATTTCCCACACCAGCACATTGCGAACTTGTTCGACAATAATATAGATACGGGGCAGGAGCAGGAGGCGATGTAGCAGCAGTTCCAGCTCCTCCAGAACCAGCGCTGTTTGAAGCAAACACAGAAATTGATGTGTACTCGGAATTAGTTGCTGAAGTACCCGTTGTGGTGAGATACCCCCCACCAAAGGTATAGTAGTAAGTAAAAGGGCCGGTTCCAGTAGGAGCAGACCAATTGAAGTAAGAAGCGCCCGCGTAATACCCAGAAACAAGTCCTGCCATACTTCCTGGGGAGGTTACAACAGGAGGTCTAGTCACAGAAAAACTTCCAGTTCCTCCAGAACCAGCGCTATTTGACGCGTAAACAGTTATTGTTAACGAGTCTCCGTATTCTGAATAGGATGTACTGTTTGTGCTGTTATATCCATACCCATTAATGCTGTAGTAATAAGTAAAAGGCGAAGTACCCGATGGCGGTGACCAGCTAAAAGTTATTAAACCGTTGCTCCAAGAACCAGAAATAAGTCCAGACATACTTCCTGGAGAAGTTACAACAGGTGGCCTTGTTACTGTAAAACTTCCAGATTCTCCAGTGCCAGCGCTATTTACTGCTCTAACTGTTATTGTCTGTGAGTCTGCGTATACGGAATAAGACGTACTGTTTGTTGATGTAAACCCATATCCAAGACTGTATTCATAACTAAAAGGCGCAGTACCAGTAGTTGGTGGTGACCACGTAAAAGTAGCTAACCCATTGCTCCAAGAGCCAGAAACACGTCCTGCCATACTTCCTGGAGCAACTACTGGTGCAGGTTCAGCCCCAGTAGTAACGGTGTTAGATGTCATAGTTCCACTACCGTTACTGTTACTTGCTGTAACAGTTACATAATATGAGGTTGAATAATTAGCAGTAAAAGAAAATGAAGTTGTAGAGGTAGGTACAGAACCACTTGTAGCTACGTATGCTCCAGAAATACTCCATAACATATAAGTGTACGAAGTTGGAGTAGTTCCAGCTGCCCATTGACCTGAAGTACACGTTACTGTGTTTCCGCTGGCAGTAGCTACTGGAGAGAGGCTTCCAATAGGTCCTTGTGGCGGTGCAACATATGTATATGGAGTTGCAGAGTTAGAGGCAGCGCTTGCTGCAGCAGACCCATTTGCGTTAGAGGCTACGACAGTAAAGGTATACGCCGTTCCATCTGATAAACCGCTAACAGAAATAGGTGAACCAGAGCTTGAGCCAGTAAACCCGCCTGGACTAGATGTTGCTGTATATGTAACAGTTTTTCCGCCAGTACCATTTGGGGTAAACCCTACAGAAACTGTTCCTGTAGCACCTGTTGCTGTTGCTGTTCCAATAGTTGCTGGTTGAGGGATAGTAGTTGCAAAAACAGAACCACTAGAAAGTGAGGGGCCTGTTCCAAGAGAGTTTGTTGCTGTTACTCCATATGTGTAACTAGTACTAGAAGACAGCCCAGTAATTGTTAAGGGAGAAGAAGTGCCACTTGCAGTTAATCCACCTGGACTAGACGTAATTGCGTAGCCTGTTACTGGAAGTCCTCCATCGTGTACAGGCGCTGTGAAGGAGATAGTTGCACTGGCGTTGTTGTACGCCCGAGCAGTTCCTACATCAACACCAGATACAGAAGCAGGGGCGTAAGGAACTTCCCTGCTTGAAGAAGAAACAATTCCAGAAATAGCCATCAGCTTGTACTCAAGTCTCCAACTAGTACAAATGACTGTGAAGTATTTAGCTTAATAAGTGTTGCAGATGAGTTTGTAGCGCGTAAGAATAGCCCAGGCGCCCCAACTACAGACGCAGAACCAGCAGCTACAACTTGAACCGTTCCAGTGCCTTTACGAAGAATATGCAGCTGTGCACCTTGAGGAAACGCTACTGATGAGTTATCTGGAACCGTAATAGTTACTGCCGAGGCACTATCTACAACAATCATGGAATTTTTATCAGTAAGTGCAAGGGTGTAATTTGCTGTTTTATTTGAAATAACTAAATCAGACATAGTAACTCCACCAGAGAAATTACCTGAAGCATCAATATATGACAAGACAGTTCCTGAGGAGTTCTGCCACTCAAGTAAATTAGCTGATTGAGACGCGGCTCCCTTCAAGATAAGGGGCTTAGTAGTAGCTGCTCCAGCAGTAATAACGTTTCCTGTATCACCAGCTTTTTTAATATACTGAGTGTGGGTATCAGAAACAATTCCCGTTTCAATGTTTGCCAAACGAGCAGATACAGTTAAAAAGGGGTTAGAGGTGGTGTTAAACGTTCCACCAGAAGAGGGTGCTGTAGAAATATTTGGGTTTATTCCCAAAATTGTTTCAATAGCAATAACCTCATCTTGCAAAAGGTTTGGGTGAGACGCATCAATAACGTCTACAACGTTTACTTTTGTAGAGTACGAGGCGATACTGGCTGGGTAGGTTGCTGTCATGTTTTTTCCTTAGCTCGTGATTCCGCCGGAAGCGTTGATAGTAATGGTTCCTTCTTCTGGTATCTCATTTACAGCACATACAATGTCTGCAACAGAGAATACTTGCACTCCAACTAAGCGTGCAGTTCCTGAAGCAGCTGTTGATTCCACAACAGTATTTCCAAGGCGTGCATACGTAAAAGTGTTTGGGGTAGTATCTAATATTTGATAAGTTCCGTTAAAATTAACGTCCAACCCAGAAACAGTTACATATTTTTCAGCTTGGAACCCGTGGTTAGCAGAAGTAGTAATTGTAGCAACTTCACCGCTTAGTGCTTTATTTGTAATAGTCCATGAAGAGGTAACTGCAGCAGAAGTAACATCTGTTGCTGTTTTACTATAGGTAAAGGTAGTTGTAGTTGGAACGCTTAAAACAACATAAGTACCATTAAATGTTGTATCTACATTTGTAATGCTGACCGTTTGACCCACCGACAACCCGTGAGCTGACGCAGTTGTAAGAGTAGCAACATTTGAAGTTAAAGCTTTGTTTGTAACGCTTGCAAACTGCTGTGCGTCACGACGCCTCAGAACATTAAACTGCGAGTAGTCAACGCCCGGTACATTTGCAATAACTCTCATTAAATACTGCAGGCTTATGCGGTCTGAGAACAATACGTTATCAAACGTTAAGATTTCTGCCAAAGCTGCTAAGACCGCACTTTTAACGTTAATTTGACGATATTGCGGCAAAACTGTTAAATCTAAAGTAATATCAACAGGAACGTAAGAAGGTGGAGCAATAGTTAATGAGGTGTTTGCTGGTGCTTTACCTTGCAAATAAGTTGCAACAATTTTTTTAAGCACATTAAAAGTATACGTAGGAGTTACGTTATCTACTTCAACGCCTCGGTTTCCAAATATGGCCATGTATAAAACAACACTACTGTAGGTCTCGGCTTTTGAGTTTGCTTTTGCAACTCCAGAAACTTGTAAGGCCAAAGAAGAGTAATCGTTTAGAGAAACTGCTCTGTTTAGTGACTTAAGGCTAATAGGCGCATTAACTTTAATAGAGTCTGTTGTTTCAGCGCTTGCTCCGCCGCCAGCAGCTGCTGGATTTGTAACGCTAAGGCCAGCTTCGTTTATGTTTAATAATTCAGTAAGAGAACCGGCGGTAACGTTACCTTCTTCGCCCCCACCTACTCTATACGTAGCCCTAATAACTTTTCCTAGGGGAGGTATTTTTCCACCAATATTGTCACCAAATTGAATAAAAGATATATCATCAGCATCAGTAAACACTGTAAACGCTGGGGTGCTTCCCGGAAAATCAATAAGGTATTGAGTTCGTTCGTATGAAACATAATCAACTGTTACAGCAACTGTTGACTCAATTACTGGAGAGGTCTTTAGTTGATAAACCTGATTAGGCTCTCCCGTAGAGCTATAAGTAACAACTTCTTCGGTAATTGTAACCCCTTGAGTTGCAAAAACATCTGTTTGACCAGGTTGAGCTCCGCCAAGGCCTGTGATAGTTCCTGTTGTAGACGCACTAGCAACAGTTGATGAGCCAATTACAACAGTTAGGGTAGTTGAGCTAGGTACAGTTACAACTGTTGCAGTTCCAGTTACGGCTGCAAATGGTGACACAGTATTTGTAAAAGTAACAGACTGCCCCACGTAAAAAATGTGAGCTGCTGAAGTAGTTACAGTCACAGTGCCGTTAGATATAGCTAAATTTGAAATTGTAGAAGTTGTTGTAGAAGCTGGAACTATAATAGTTTCGTCAGTTTCAAACACAACTTGAGATGACACTCCGTTAATAGAGGCTGTAGCGCTAACTTGTGTCAGTGCAGGAACCTCAATTGGAGCAGCAGAAGTGTTACTAAACGTAAGTTTTACGTATGAAGGGCTACTCTGAGTAGGTTGGTAATCTAAAAGAGCAGCCTGGCGCAAAATACTAGAACGTTTTGTAGCCGTTGAGATAAACGCTTCATTTGCGCTTCGGTCAATATAGTATGATTGCAAATCTCCCAGATAAGCTTGAAGTTGGATTAAAGCGTTACCAAAATCTGTAGAGTCTTTAAAGCTCTTCCATTGAGGTGCGTAAGTAGGTACTAGCAGATATAGGTCATCGCGGATAGACAAAAAATCTCGTGAGGTGTAATCCACTTGCGGTACAAAGTTTTGGTCAGCCACTGGTTACCTCGTTAATAATATCGCCAAATCGGGTGAAAGTTGCAGTTCTTATTCTAACGGAATCTTGGACCCCAGTAACGTCAGCGTAGTAAATTTCTAGGTCAAAATACCCGGTGTCGTTGTCTAAAATGCCTGTCAAGTCATTAAACATCAATGTAGGGAACCATTTTGAAAACGCCTCAGCTATAGTTGTTCGGCACATTTCTAGTGCTGCCTGTTCATTTTCAAAAACAGATTTTGGTACTAGGGTCCCGTAATTAGGAAGCATTACCCGCTCTCCTAAATTAGTTAGGACTACCAAAATAATTCTGTCTTTCCATATTTTTCTTTGGTCGTATGTATGCTCAACAAGCCCTGTGGCATTAAATTTAAACGGCCAAACTATTGCTGATTCTGCCATTACAGTACTCCCATCCAGACTGGAAAATTAGGGTCTCCGCCTACAAACATTACCCAAACAACGGCGTTTCTAGCGGGGACGCTTTCATTTGCGGCCACAGGAGTTCCGTTTGAAACCCCAGGTGCTCGGCATGGCAAAGCCCAATTAGATACAGCTTCCCCAGTTATTTGCGGAACAGTTAATTTAATGCGGCTTCTGCGCTCTGGGTCGTCAATATCTACACATTTTCCAGGGTAAATGCCATAAAAACGGCGGTCGTAATCTTCAGAGGACACCTAAAGCACCTAACCTTTCACTTGCCGCTTGCGTTCTAACTGGTCCTTCACGCCGCTCTTGACGCCGTAAATCTCTGTTACCTCTAGCAACCCACTTTACAATGGTAGTTTCTTCAGAAGTTAAGGGGGCTCGATTTACCGTTTTTGAGATAGAGCGAGGAGATGAAGACAGCTTACCTATGTTAGACACGGATAACCCCGTAAACCCCTTTAACTTGTCTTGGCTTTGGCCAATAATAATCTTACGAACTTCTGGAGTTGGACGAGCTAGTAAAGTGGTTCCGTCTTTCCATCGGTTTCCTTTTCCCAAAGAGTCAAGGCCAAGTATAAGTTTAGTTGTATAGCGTAAACTTTCAATTACGTGTTCGGCCTCTAAAATTATCCAGTACCCCTCATAAGACTCTCCAATACCGGACAAATAAATAGGCATTCCTGGGCGTAAAGAAGCGTTTCCTAGCACCTCAGCAGTTGCTCTGTAAGGAAACATAGCCATAAGGTCTACAGATTCAGCCTCATAGTTAGCTGAGCTGTAATCTAAAGCTACAACATCAGTATTAAATCTATCAAAAAACTCTTCAGTTCTGTTCTGTCGAACGGTTATGTCTCTAGTTTGTTTAGTTATTGCAAAGTTTGTTTTGGCACTTGTAGTTAAATCAATTCCAGAAATAGCTGTTGCAGACTTGGAGCCCTCTTCCCAGTGTAAAGTTTCTCCAATAATCGGGTTAAATGAGTACAACGTACTTCCTTCAGGGTCGTTAGCGTTACGCATTTCAAAAATATTTGCTTGAGCTTTATAGGTTGTAAAATCTTCGTCTAAAGGCTCAAAATAAATTGAAGTATTTTCAGTGCGTAAAGAATAACCGCATTGTTTAGCTAAACGAACCATTAACAACCAGTCACTAATTCCAGCTTGAGCAATTTGAGGGTACACTCTGGGGTGGTCGACAACTGAGTAAGAAAATTCGTTTCTTTCAGCAATCTCTTTAACTACAGCAGAAGCCGTCATATTTTTGTATATTTTTTGAGAAGCTTGTTTTAAAACGTACGACGCGCTAATTAAAACTACTTTTACGTGGTCAGCTCCAGGAGTTTTTACAGGCTCAAGGTGGTGAACATACCCATAAAAAGTTCGCTCACTGTTAGGCTCTTGGTACAGAACGTCTACAGGAATTCCTGGTTTTATTAGGTCAAAAATAGGTTCCCACTCGTTAAAGGTAAGATAAGCAATCTCGTGCTTATACTTTTCTTGAACAAGGCGAAAAGAACTGAGTCTAGAAGGTGCATTGTCAATTCCGTTAAATTTAATGCTAATAAACTTAAGCACGGCGAGGTATCCTAATAACTGTTCCCGGAGTAATGTTTAAAACATCTTCAATTTCTGGGTTTGCTTCTGCAATAACCCACCAAGAGTAAGGGCTTCTGTAATTACTTTGAGCTATATTGTCTAACCTATCTCCGTCTTGCCAAACATAATCTGACCAGTTTAAGGTACCAAGCTCACCAAAATCGTAAGTTACTACAGATGTTATGTTGCCACCTTCTACAACAGAAATGTAATAAACATACGAGTCGTTGTACCTTGAGTTTCTTAGAATAGTCATTATGCACCTTCTGCCAATCCAACGGAAGCCATAAGGTTTGCTTGAATTTGTATTTGACTTCTAATAGGTTTCATATCAGTAGTAAATTGTAAATGGTTTACGGCAATACCGTTGATGTACCCAAGGTAATTTAACGGGCCAATTTCAATTTTTACTAAGGTTGCAGACAAAAATCCAATATCTGAAGTAACGCGACCAAGGGAGTTTTTCCACCCACCCGACATGTAATTAGCATTTGGACCATTAATAGTCTGATATAAAAATTCAATATCGTGCAAAGTGCCTAACTCATATAGCTCTCTAAGCTGCTTTGTCATCATCTCTGGGGTAGCTATACCTAGCTTATGTGGAGTGTAAAATTTAGAAAAGTTTTCTCTCCACTGTTTTTCTCTGTCTTTTCCTTGTGCAGGGTCCCATTGTTTTGGGCCTTTATGAGCAAAGCAAGCAAAATCGTTAATACGATTAATTTCAAGGTTTAACGTAATTGTCTCTTGACCAGGAAACGCGCCAGCAACTCCAACAAATCGGTCTTGCATAGATGGTGTTACATCTGGGTTTAAGCTAACTGATGTTCCAAAAGAATCTGGGTTCCACAAAAATTGAAAACCCATTTTACGAGCATCAGCGGTTGGCGTAGACCCGTTTCCAGTGAATTTAGTGTCAGATGCAGTGGCGTACCAAACAATTCTTCCACGACGCATTGCATTCTTTGGGCTAGTATTTGGGTTAGTTCCGACTACGTTTGCTTTTGTAGCAGAATTTCCTTTATCTTGGGCGCTACCCGGAGAAACAATATACTTTTTAAAATCTCTGTGGTCTACGGTAGAAGGAGCAAGAGGTAAGCTCCATTCATGTGGAGATAAATTAAATTTGTAGCCGGCTAAATCAATAGGTGGAGTAAATTCATCTTTACTTGACCTAGCTAGTTTTTCAGTAATATTGAAAGGACTATTTTTATCAAAAAATTTTCCAAGAACAAACCCCGCTACCCCTAATGGACCAGCAGCAGCCGCTGATACGACAGATTTTGGGTTAAAAGTTACTGCTGAAGTAACAGCTCCTCCAATTCTAGAAGTAAAGTAGTTAGAAGCAAATAAAGCCCCCCCTACCGCAGAAAAAACGGCTCCTGACGCTGATGCAGCTGGTCCGCCAGCAGCTACTTCCGTAGACACTTGTTTTACTGCTGTTCCAGTACCAAGAACAGGGTCAACTACTGCGGCTACTGTTTTTGAGGTTGTTGAACTAGCAACGTTTAGTGAGGCGCCTAGCCCAAGAAGCGGCCTACCACCAGGTGGTACAGCAACAACCTGTTCAGCGTTTACTCTGCGAACAGCTCTAGTTGTTGTGGTAATTGGGTAAGAAAGGTTATAGGTCGTCCCGTTTGTTGGTAGGTTGCTCATTAGTGTGAGACTGCCTTTCTAATTAAGTTGTCATAATCAAGTGCTTTTTTAATTTCTGCAGCAAGTTTCGTTTCATCCCAATTTGCGGAACCTTCAACTTTAATAGTTATGCCACCATAGTTGACGTTGTACCCGCCATTTCCTGAGGCACCTGAAGCTGATACAGGCCCACCCTCAGCACGAGCCCCTACAACGTCAGTTTGAAGTCCTTTACTTAGTTCAGCAACTAACTTTGCAAAGTCAGTCGGGGTAAGCGCTCCCTTAAGCTTGCCAATAATTCCTTTAATTCCACCGAATGGGCCAGAAGTTGTAATAGTGTTAAAAATGTCGCCTACAACGTCACCAACTTTGTTGACTACTCCACCAGCAACGTCACCAACTTTGTCGGCTACTCCACCAACAAAATTAGTGGCTCCTTGTGCTGCAACTCTAAGTTTTCCTTTAACTGTATCGTAATAAGGGTCGTTACGTCTAGGGTGCCCAAATATTGGGCCATCAAGACCGGCTTTTGTTTTAGTCGACCAAGATTTAAACTGTCTACCTTCACTTGATATTGCCCAAGCTGCTCTAGCATTTTTAACTGGGTCATACAAATCCCAATAGTTATGTATACCGTACCTAGCATAATCTTTTAGACGTTTTTTACCCATATCTTCATTTGCACCGCCGCCCCAATCATTTTTCATATTGATTTGAAACAGCCCATATGAAACGTCTTTGCCTTCAAAGTTTTCTCTGTCGGGGATGCCACCAGATTCGTATTTAATAATACTGAGCGCGTTTTCAATATCTTCTTCTGATTTCCATCCGCCTTTTATTAGCGCAGTTCTAAGTTCTGCTTTTTGGGCGGCGGTCCCGTTCAGCAGAGACTTTGACTTGTCATACATTCGTGTTCCGTGTTTGTGTGGGGTGCCCTTATCCCATTCAGGGTGCATGTGGCCTTCACCAACGGCTTTTGTTGTTACATTTCCGCCTTGATGCATAAAGCCTGCAAAATTAAGTTTATTATTTGGAATAACTTGGCCATCTTGCTCAGGAGCAAAAAACTCAGGCCCGTTTACCCCAATCATTCTTTGTCCGCTTCCACCGCCGTGAGGAACAAAAAGTTCTGGTCCTTTTTCACCAACAATGTATGTATTTCTAGCCCCTGCGGTTCCGCCCTCTGCCAGTCCTGTAAATGGAATGCCAGTTATCATATCAAGAATGTCTCCGCCAATGCCGTTACCAACCCCAACTAGCGTGTCAGCAAACCCCTTGCTACCAGCAAACGTATACATTAATTGCTTAAGGCCTGGCAGATTAGAAATTTTTACTAGTAAATTGCTCATACCGCGAGCCATTCCGTTTGCTATTTCAAACCCTTGAACAATTGAGTCTGTAAACTGACCAATCATATTACCTGATGCGTTATCTCTTTTACCCTTAGACTTAATAGCGTCTGGAATAACTCCGGCTGCAGATAGTTGTTCTTGACTTCCTAAATCAACTACGCCAGAAGCTTTTGCTAAAAGACCGTCTTCAATAATTTTTCTAGTCATTGGGTCGTTGCCAAAATACTGTTCTAGTAAAGAGTCTAGAGCGTTTCCTGGCTGCAATGACATGTGTAAATCGTGCTTAGTAATTGCAGAGCCACCACGTTTTTGTTTATTTAATGTTGACCATAAATCTTCAATAATTTGTTTTAAATCTCGCATGGTGCCTGTAGCGGCATCTCTAACGTTTACGCCAATAACTTTAAGATAATTAACGTTACGTGCTGCGTTTAAACCAGTAAGGGCGCTAGCAGCTCCTGTGAAGCCAATGCCAGGAGTTAAGTTAGAGGCAAGGGCTAAGCTATTTCCAATTCCTGGGATGTTTGTTCCTAAAGAGCGAGAGCTGTTTAACGCCTCAATTACGTCAGTAGCAGAGGTTTGCACGCCTTTCATTCCAAGGTCAGTGCCCATGTTACGAATAACAGTTTGTTGGTCATCAGGGTTGCCCGCTGAACCGCCCATTCCTGCAAATGCTGCACGGTTACGGTTGTACTCGTAGTCAAAGCTTTGTTGAACAGTAGGAAGCCCCATATAAGCCATTTTCATTGGCTTTACGAGTCCTTCGAGTATTCCTCCAATAATAGGGACTTTATTAACTTCCCCAAAAGGCCCTCTCTTCCAACCTTCGTTGGGGTCTGTCTCAACAACTCCAGGGTTGATTTTAGGTTGTTCAGGCATCCCATGTGCGCCCTTAGCGCCGGGATTAACTACCTGTGGTGCTGCGGCGGGCCCACCAGCGTGTGGTTGGGTAGGCATTCCATTTGCGCCAATAACAGGAGGGATGCCTGGGCTAGACATAACAGAGCTACCAGCTCCGTCAGTTGTTCCTTCTTTTCCTATGATAGCCGCAGCATGCTTGGCCTGCCCCTGCATAAATTTTTCAGTGGCTTTTGCGGAGGCCTCAATACCATCGCCATGTTTATCAAGCTTGGCGTAGATATCTACAACAGACTGTAAGTTTTTTAATTTGTCTGTAAATGCCATGTTGATGCCTCCTTACCTTCTGCTTATGGCTCGTGAAAGCCAATTGTTTCGCTCTCTATACGAAAGCGCACGAATGTCAGATAATGTCCACCCAGTAAATACTCGAGATAGTAATTCGTATTGGTCCATTAAATCTGTGTAATTAGAAACGAAACAAAGCGCCGATGCTTAGTGGGGTCGGTACAGATTCCCCACATGCCTGACAAGCCTTGCTCACCTCCGAAAGGCGAGGACCCGGGTTGCGGGTACTGATATCGGAGACAAGTTTTTCTCTATCTGAAATGCTTAGTTTTAGCGCAGTATTTGGCTTAGCGGGAATCCCGTTAATAGCGTTAATAGCTGCAGATAACAACATAGTTGTTATTTCTGAAGAAGTCGTTGACTCAGGGGACTCTGTAATACGGCGTTGAGTCTTACCTGTAGGTAAAGATACATTTGCAACGTCGCCATTTTTTAGCGTAACGTTCCAAGTTCTATCTCTAATAGGGTCTTCAAGCGTTACGTATCGAACGTCTTCTTTTAAATTAATTGGAAGTATTTGGTCACGAGAACATTTTGGACAAGTAGCAGCGTACTCAATGTCCTCGCCAAAAGTTAAACACCTAATCCCAATCAAGATACTGTCTCGGTCTCCCGATAGTAGCTTGTCAAAATCTTCGGGTTCTGGCTCATAGTCACCAATGCTGACAGTTCCTCTAACTAACAACGCAGTTAAAGCCTTTGACCCAGTAGATGATTTAGCAATAACTTCTTCATCCTCTCCTGTTAATTCTCGGACTTCTGCGGTTGTCAATAGCTCACCATCTGCAGTGATAAACCCACCAGGTAGTTCTACAAGGGGGTTTGACGGAACCACAGTTTCTACTATTTTTTGTGGTTCCGCCATCGCCGCTTGTGCAATACGGTTGAGTTCGTCTTGATTTACAATTTGTTCTGTTGTCACGATAAGTGCTCCTTTAGTTAAGTGTTATCCCTTTGGACCTGTTGATACAGGCTTGCGGGTTGTAGTTGCTGTGGTTGGGTCAACGTGGAATACAGTCAAACCTTCGTGGACAAGTGTCATTGTTTCGAAAAGCAATGAGTTATCTCCAGCGTTAAGGTCTGTAAATGCAAGCTGGTTAATCCACGCGTTATGAAGTTTGAAGCCCATTTTAGCAGTTGCAATATCTGATGGGTTTGTGTCGGGATGGTCCATTACATAGATGATTACATCGCAACGGAAATCCTTACCAGTTGTTGAAAGCCCATCTCCAGCTGCTGCTGCAAAAAGACCACGCATCCATTCAATAGCATTGTCGCTACCAAATAGGGCGCCGTGCTGCATTGCAACTGGCTGAAAGTTAGTCATACCAGGAATCTGGTGCGTGGTGGTGTTGTATCCACCCTCACGATATTGAATGTTTTGGGTTGTAATTGACAAGCCAGAGATTGTATTAAAACCTCCGCTAAACCCAAGGATTTTGTCCGTGAATACGGAACCGTTGTTTGATGACGTTAGGAACTCTGCTTGAAACCGAAACCCGCGTAATGGGTCGGTAGCATGGGTTGACCAACGTTCTATTTTTTTAGGCATTTTTATTTATCTCCTTAGGCTGTCACAGTAACGGTGGCTCCACCGTCAAACTGACCGATTTTGATTACAACGAATTCAGCTGGACGCTGTAGAGCCACGCCAACTTCGATGATTACTTTACCCTCGTCAATTACGGACAGAGTGTTTAGTTCTCCGTCGCACTTAACAAAGAATGCGCTTCCTGGAGTATCTCCACGAAGTCCGCCTTGTGTCCAAAAGTCTGTTAGGAAAGACGAGACGGTTGCGTTAAGGCTACGCCATAGGACAGCGTCGTTAGGCTCAAAGACTGCATATTGAGTAAGGTCTGTAAGAGCTTTACGAAGGTAAATAAGCGTACGACGAACTGGTACGTAACGGTCTACATAACCAGCTTTAGTTGTGCGAGAGCCCATAACAACAAAACCAGAACCTGGAATATAACGAATAGGGTTAACTGGAACTGCTGCAGAGTTTAGTGCGTCAAGCTCTGCGTTTGTAAGAGGCTCTACTGCAACAACATCTGCTAAACGAGCAGATAGTCCTGCAGGTGCTTTAAAGACTCCTCGAGAAGAGTCTGTTGTAGCAAATAGTCCAGCGATTGCTCCGCCAGGATGCGCTAATGTTCTAGCTCCTGATGTTGAAACCGTTGGGTCACCAATAGTAACGTGTGGGTAGTACACCGCGCCAAGAGAGGTTGGTGTGTAGGTTAATGAAAGCGCTAACTGTTGAGCGGCGCTTAGAGGTGTTCGTGTAGGGTTTGGAGTCATAACATAACCTGGGTCAATAATTACAAATACGTCGTCACGTGACTCTGCATAACTAAGCAAAGATGCAACATCTGTGTTTGTAAAAACTCCAGGAGCGTTTAGAACAAGTGAGTTTAATACAGTGTCAAATGCAGAAACTGCTCCAACAATATTTGTTGAAGTTGGTGATGTTCCAATTGAACCTCCAACTAGTTGTTGAATTGAAACGTTAGATGGTTCGGCGGTTGTTGCTATTGAAGATGCAACAACATAATTTGAACGAGAGTTAATGAAGTTAATTGCGTATCGAGAGTCTGTTGGATTTGTAAAAGTAACGTCTGTAAATGTTTCCACAACAGTTTCAATATCTGGATAAGCAATAACTACATCTTTACGGGATGAAACAGCAGATGCAACAATTGTTACAAATATGCTATTTCCCCATTGACCTGGGTTTTTAGCAGTAAGGGAAGCAATTGGGGCTTGACGAGTCCAAGTTGCTGTTGAGGTTGAGCCAGTAGCAGTACTTGCAACTGCAAAGCTAACTCCTGCAGAAATTGCAGTAATTACAGCAGAGGTTAAGTTGTAGGCTGCGGTTGAAGCTCCCGTAATTGTTACAACATCGCCAACTGCAAGGCCTGTTGTGCTTGATGTACTAAAGGTCACAGTTCCTGATGAAGCAGCAATTGCTGTAATGCTTCCTGTTGTACTACTTGGTGCTGTGAATGTACGTGCAGAAGAGACTGGTGTTCCAGCAGTTACTCGCTTGATATAGCAATTTGCTCCGCCGTTATCAAAAAACAATTTAACAGCAGTTGAAAGCAAGTTGTTATTAGTTGTTGCATCAACGCCGTCATTTAACTTAGTTACTGTGTTCCAGGTTCCGTACTTAGAAGCGTAGTCGCTCCAAGAGGTAACAAGGGTTGGTGCAATAGGGCCACGGTCAGATGCGCCAATAAACGCAGCAACAGTTGTTGAGTTTGGCCCTACGGATGGAGCTAATGCGTTGAGGGATTCCTCAACATACACTCCAGGACGAAGGTAAGTTGTCATTTGTATATCTCCTTAGGTTGTTTGAGTGTGTGCCGAATGTTAAACAGGTCGTTTGTCAGATGGGATGTAGGTTAGTGGTGCTGGGTTTATATTTACTTGCTGTACAAGCTTGGTTGCCTGTTCCGCGTCATAATGGGTTAGTTCACTCACAACACGTACAATAAAGATATTGTGAAGTAGGCGCCTTCCCTCCTCAACGGTGTCTCTTTTTAGAAACTCGTCAAGAAACATGTGGCGATAGGTTGTCTCAACACCTGAGTCGCTAAGAATTCCAAGCTTTCCGTACTTGCTTGGTAAACGTCGTTGGATTAACTGAGTCATAAGTGCTCTGTCATGACGTGGGTGACGAGCAAAAGTACTAATTTGATAAACTAAATCGTAAGTCATAGGGTATTCGTAGCTGTAAACAGTGCTGTTATTCCCCACGACTGTACCTGCTTTGTCCCTGTCGTATATAACACCTGACATTTGACGCTCTGGAGCAAGGCGAATATCCATCAAGTCAATAGTTATAAACGGAAATTTTTGTTCTCTGAGCTCTACGTCAGGGGTTCCAAACCACACTTGTACTGGGCGAGGGGTAGATGTTCCGCCCGCTTTTTCATCAGTGACTGTAAGTCCGCTTAGTAGGGCTTTAAGCGCGGCGTCTTCCGCAAGAATAAAACTCATCCGGGTACCCCCCTGGTTAGCATAAAGTCAACTGTAATGTCAGACAAGGCTCCAGAGATTTCATTGTCAATCATTTCTTCTACCTTTTTAATAAAATGAGAGGGGGACTTGCCCAAGGTTCCGTACTCTAAGTCTTTTACTTGTTTGTCAAGGTCTGTAGGCCACACAACTTCAATGTACTCAGGAGTTACGTTAAGGGTTACCTTGTCACGAACATTAGAGGGCCACCCAGAAAGCGGGAGCATTAAATCAAACTTTTTACGCACAACAGGTTCTGCTTTAGTTACAGCAGCTTTAAAATCTAACGGGTGCGCCATATTAGCGACCTCGGATAAAACGCGACGCAAGAATTGCGTTAGCGGCGTCTAAAAACCCCTTAATATTGCTATCTACTTTATTGGATGCCCCAGGGATGTTTTGCACAATAACAGTATAAAACTGATTGGCCTGGGCCTTATCAACCTTTTGAGGGCTGAGAGGTTGGAAATTAGACATACTAATTCTCCTTAAAATAAACGCAGAACTACTAGCAAGGGTGGAGCTTTAATTCCCGCATGGAATCTCCCCAATGGTAAAGCAAAAGGCCCCCTTTCGGGGGCCTAAGCTCTACTTCTTTTTAATCTTTTTTACAATCTTCTTATCCATTTTAGTGTCTTCTTCTTGGGACTTAGGCTTCTTATGCTTCTTGTCCATAGATTCAAACTTCTTCTTTTGGTCCTTATCCAGGCCCTTAGTGGTTTTGGCGTCTTGCTTCTTATCGGACTTCGCTGTGTATTTCATTACTTCTTCTTACCCATCTTCTTAGGGGCAGATTTGCTTTTTGCGTTTTTCTTATCAAACTTCTTGTTAGCGTCTTTTAAAGACTTCATGCCATGCTTATTCTTTGGGTCTCCACAGCCACAGGTAGCGCACATTACTTTTTACCAGCCTTCTTTGTAGTAGGTTTTGCAACTTTCTTCTTTCCAGAACCTGCGGGGACGCAGTTCGGAACCTTTTTGCCGTCCTTCATCTTCATACCTACTTGAACGTAGCCATCCCAACAAGGGTTTGCATCTTTAGCCATTATTACTCCTAAGCTTGTGCGTACGCCAAGAACTGAGCATCATTGACAAGCTCGTCTGGCATTAATTGTATCAAATCTAGCGAAATAATTGTATGGCGTTCGGCTATCTGCCCGTGTTGTTGGGTGCGAACTGGGCGGTATACCTGGCCTTGCCAAACAAGGCGGTACTTGTTGGCTATGTCTAGGCTGGTCTTAACCTCTCCTCTGGCATTAAACAGGGTTGGGCTAGCTAGCCTTAGGTCATCAATATTGAGGGTAATATGCAAAGAGTCGGCGTTGTAGAAACCGCGGTCATTTATGGCTGAAGTTCCCTGGGTTATCTTTGCGCTAATAATCTTAAGAGTAACTGGGCCAGTCCAGACACGACCAGCACCTAGAGGTTCTACATCGTAAATAGGGTCTTTAACTGAAGCCGCAGCGTTATAGGCCCACCATTGTCCAGTAGTACCCTTAGGATTAGTTGAGTCGGCGGTTATGCCGTCGGCAATTTCATTTAGCTCAAAATCTGTGCTAAATCTTCCGCCTGGTGTGTATGCTCTCATTTTTCTATTATAGGGGCAAAGCACGGTAATTCATTGTAAGCGATGTACTTCCCATAGTAATTTACCTCAAAATTATCGTAAAAAGCCGACTTAAAATCTTTTGAATGCAGGGCACCGTAAAAGTCGTTACAAGCCGTGTCACTCGTAGAAGCTTGCTCAACAAAACGCGTTAATGGACAAGGCCACTTATCTAACTCCCCAGCTAAATAGTGTTTATCTTTCAATTTTTTTATAATTATTTCAAGATTTTTTGAGTTCTTACCTACAACATAATTACAGTTATTATAATAAAGTGGACCTGATTGACTAGTTGCTAAAAGGTCGTGGTCACACTGTAAGGTATCAAGCATGTAGTCTAGGGGAACTTGACATACCGAGTCCATATCTGCGTACGCTCCACCATATTTATAGGTTACTAAGTATCTCCATATATCTGCTTGGGTTACAAAATTTAACTTTTTATAATGAGTATATAGTACAGGGTCTTCCGTTTTTACAAACTCTTCCCTATCTATATGATTAACGTACCTGTACTCCCAGGTTGGATTTAAATTTATCCAGGTCTGTGTTACTTGCTTTAAATGTTTTGGCAACTCTTCATACAGGTAGTTATGTGTTTGCCAAATTATTTTAGGAATATCTTTAGGCATACAAGGTTAGTACTTACTACTATTTATATGACAAAGCTCAATTTCATTTATATTAACGTGACTTGGTAGCGACCCCACCCAGTAAATAGCTTCTGCTAAATCCTCTGCGGTTAAGGCTTGGTCTCGTTTTTGTTCTTGAGTATCAATAGTTGCTGGACAAATTTCTGTAATTTTAATTCCAAATTGAGGAAATTCAAGTCTCATCGTTTCAATTAACCCGCGCTCACCCCTTTTGGCGTTTGTGTAGTTTCCTCCACCGCGATACGGCACCTTACCTCCAAAAGAGGTAATAAAAACAATTGTTGGGGAGTCTGACTTTTCCATACAGGGTACAAATAGTTGAGAAAGATACATAGGCCCAGATACGTTTATATCGTAGGCTCGTCTAAAGTTATCCATGGTTTCATTAATAATGTTAGTTGGGCCAGAACCACCACCAGCGTTATTAACCAAAAGGTCTAAAGTAATATCTTTATACTTTTCAAAAAAGCCCTCTATTGCTTTGGAGTCTGTTACATCTAGGCTGTATACCTCAACGTTGTCAGATACAAGCTTAGATACTTTGGAAAGGTCTCTTGAAACAGCAATAACCTTGTATCCGTTTTCGGATAGACGCTTGACTGTTGCTAGGCCTACGCCCTTACTTGCTCCAGTAACAATTGCTGTTTTCAACTACATACCCTGGTTCTTATTAAGCTCCATGTTGTTATGAATCCAGTGACCAGGAATCATGTATTTAAACCCAGACTTTACAGTGTGTGCTGTATGGAAATATGGTGGAAATGCTGGAAATATGACAACGCTATTTGCTTTTGGTTTTAGCCCAAAATCAATTGCCTTATTTGCAACAGACACGTCATAGTCTAAATCTACAGCTGGAGCTGACCCTTTAGAAAAACCATCAGCGCTAGTCCATCCTCCATCATAATCTTTTAACTGAAAAGAGATTTCGCCGCCTTCACAGTCATCGTTTAAGTACATTACTAATGAATATCTTAAAGTTTTATCCCCGTCTAGCTGGTCAAAATGTGCGCCCATGCCCATTCCAGTATTGTATTTCTTTATGTTAAAAGTTGGAAAAAGACGTGGCTCATCAAAATCGCCCAAAGAAGAGGCGTAATCTTTGCAAACATTGTACATTGTGGTCATAATAGCGTTGTAAATATATTTACTTTTTTCCGCTACTTCGGCTGAATGCGGAGAAAAGATTGGACTAAGCCGATGTATTGCATCAATATCAAAAGTCTTTGTTTCTCCATAGATAAAAGAGGCATCGTTAGAAGAAGTCCAAGGGTTCCAAACATTTACCCCAGAATCTGGATATTGCTCAAGAGTGTCTAGCTCTTTCCAAACCTTTTTAAAGGTATCAAAGTCCTCAATAGCATCCGTATAGTAGTACGCTTTTGGGTCTAGTATTTCTCTATTCATTTGTATACTCCTTAGTACTTATTTTTTTCGTAGTGATTTTTTTCTTTAATGAATCCCACTGTAACATACCTAATAGGGCCATCTCCTACATGTCTTACTCCATGCTCATACTCTTCAGTGCCTGGAAAAATAAGTAAAGTTTTTGGTTTTGGTTTTATGTCTGATTGCTCTTTATTTTTAAAAAACAAAGTTCCATCTTTATAATCGTCATTAAGATATAGTATGGCGGCATATCTTATAGATGGGTCTGTAGTTTGGTCTGTGTGAGCCTTTAGTTCAACACCACTTTGCATTCTTTGCAGCGTTCCAAATCCAGCAAGCTCTAAGGTAGGGTCTGCAAGTTGAACCAGGTTGTTAAGTCTGTCTTGAATAGTTCTGCTTATTGGCTCATTAACCATCCTTAAGTTTTTATCTTCCCAGCCCGCAGTTATTTCAAACTTTCCTTCAGCAACAAGGTTGTCTACGTCTTCCCTTCCAAATTTTTCCATACAAAATAGAGCAAGGTTTCTTGTATATTCTACTGACCACTCTTCGTTAGGGGTGGTTTCAATTATTTTTAAAATTGTTTGCAGTTCTTCGTCGTCTAGAAAATTATCTACTGACAGAACACCCTCGTGTAAAACTTCAACAATATATCCGTTATTTTCAAACTCTTTTTTTAAAAAGATGCTCATTTACAGCTCTTCTACTTTATATTTGTTTCCAGAAGCGTCCAGCTTCCAACCTTGCTTAAGCAAGTCTTGCCACTCTGCTCGTTCAATCTCTTGTTGCGCTCTAGTGGCCTTCATTTCTTCGGCCCATGCATCTCGCACCTCTTGTGGATACGCTGACTCTTCTCTATCATCCCAGAAAGACCCAATGGTGTATCTGACCCCGCCTGTGATAAGAGAGACTTCGTGCATGTTGTTGAAGCCCCCATCAAATACAGCAAGCATTCCAACTTCTGGTTTAATCTCTAAATTTTGTGTTGGGAACCGTAAAAGCCCACCATCAAAATCATCGTTAAGATATAGAAACCCTGCGTAGCGGCTTCTTGTAAACGCACCTGAGTTTCCTTCAGCGTCTGTGTTGTCAGAGTGAATTCTTGCGTATGCTCCTGGCTCCCACTTCTGTGTGTGGTACCCAATTTTACAAATTGTTTTTGGGTCAAGGTCGTGTACGGAAGCAATTGCTTCTGGCATTGCCTTTTCAATATCTGAAAATATGGTTGGAGATAGCCCAGCATCAATAACCTCTTGGGCGTTATCTTGTGGCAAAACTGAAGAGTATGATTCATAGAATGATATTGGCATCCAAGAGATTGCTCCGCTGTCTGCTTGAGCATCTAGGGCTTGAATCATTTTTTTACAATCTTCTTTGCTTATAAAGTTCTCATAAACAACTATGTCTTTTGTTAGTCTTTTTTTGTTCGCTAGGTTCATTGTGCCTTTACTCCGTCTAGTTATTTATAAGGGATTTATCTCCAGCAATAAGCTTTTCTATTTCCTGTTGAACAAGGGCGTACTCTTCATTAAACACTTCTGTGGTTCTGCCCTCTCCCAGAGAGGCAGGTGTACCTTTAGCTATTAAGTCTTCTTTTAGTGTCTTTTCAATATCGTAGTTTAATACTGTGCATTGAAACCAGTTTGCTACATACCCATCTCTATCAATAAGGTACTTTTCAAAGTTTCCGCCCTGCATTGCGCCATTAGCTACAGGTTGATTTAGCCAAGGCGACAGGTAACCATCTCTGTCTGGAATACCAAGTTCTTTTTGTTTTGCGGCGTACGCAAACATTTGCTCGGCTATTTCTTTATATAGCTCGTGCGTTTCTTTTCTTGGTTGACCTAAGCCGTTTACAGAGCTATTTCCCTTGTGGGGGCTAAGCTCAGTAGCACTCTCATTTGGGTTTGACGATACCATCTCTGAGAACTTAAACGTGGTTCCGTAGACTTCTTGACCATATTCTTGTGAGTCTAAACCACAGGTAATGCCTTCAGACCACTTACCCTTAGTAACTCCTGGTCCACAGAAGTCATTGGTAGGGATAGCAATAATTTGGAAATCATCTCCACCGTACTTATCTTGAAGCCATTGAAGAACTTCCATTTGATTAGCGTTACCACAGCCTACGGTTGTATTAGCCAGTAGGGTGACTTTACCCTTAAATTGACTTAAGAAGTCAGGAGAACCCTCAGCCGAGTTAAGCGGGATATCGTAAATTGATTTCATATGTTTTATTGTACCCCGTCATTACGGTTTTCTATCCCCTGTATGCGCTGTAATTTCCCAGAAGAAAGGGCACGTAAATCTTAAGCCGCTTTTGATTTCAGTAACCCCATGGATATAGTTTTTATCCCCTGGGAAGAAGTAAGCGGCACCTTTTTTAGGCTTAAACTGCACGCCCTGTAGGGGGAAGTATAGTTCTCCGCCTTCATAGTCGTCGTTTAGGTAAAACAAACTTGATAGGTCATAGTTTGGGAAGTCGTTAGGTGTTCCCGCGTCAGGGCCCTCGTGAAGTTCTTTATCCGCATGGGGGTTTTGAAACTGCCCAGGAAGCCATTTAACAATAGTCGTACCAGTCGGAACAACTTCTACCTTATAAAACTCTTCAATAATTGGCCTTAGGCGTTGGAAGAGCCCCGCAATTACTGGGGATATCTTTGGGTCATTTTTATCTAAGGTTGGTTGAGTTGCAACCCTATCTTTCCAATAGTCTGAGTCGTAGGTAACGGTGCCATTTTCATTTGTATGGCTTTGCGTCACGTCCCAAATTGTTAGCGACTTGGCGGCTTTTTCTAAAAACTCTATCTCTTCTTGAGTCATAAAGTTTTCTAGCTCGACAATCATGTCTTTGCTATCTCCAAACCAGCCAGATGGGGTCATAGACGGCGTTCTTTTTGCCACGGTATACAAATCTTTATTTTGTTCCATGCTCATAGTGTATCTCTTTTTGTTTTATCTATTACGTCAAGCTTTAAAACCTTTACTTCATGATTACCTAAAGACTCTTGTTTTTCATTTACGGCATCTCTATACCAGTCAGTCCATTTACCAGTAGTTATTAGTGCCTGTGTGGCCGCCCCATAAGACCTATTTGCTTTATCCCTTAAACCATTTTCATCTTTATAGTCAAAAATTTCTATAGTACTGTTGTTTAAGTTAGTTAAAGATATAGGTATAATTGTTGCTAAGGGGGTCCCTGCTTTTATTACTACTTTTTCGTTTGCTTTTTTTGCCCTAATGGATAGGGGAAGGGGGTTCCCGTAAAAGGATGTACTTATCATGCTAGACATTGTTTCAAAATATTCACTAAAGTAATTAACTGGGTTTATAGTAAAGAGACTTGTCTCCTCGTCTGTTTTAAATACTAAACCGGTGTTTAAACTAATAGACGACTGTCCTCTTCCAGAGTAAGCCCCTTCAGGACTAAAGATTTGAACGTGCTCGGGTGTTGCATCTGTTACTCCATCCCAAATAAACTCAATATCTTGAGAACAAGAGAGGCTCCATCCTACGACATTTGCTTGTGTTACTGGGAAACATCTGTACGCATGGTTTTCTGCTGTTGCGTCCATCCAGTCTCTTTTAATTGACATAGGCTGAATGTTAAACAAGGCCCCTTGCATTTTTTCAACTGAGATATTAAACATTAGTCTAAGTCTGCGCTGTACATCTCTGGGGTGTGGAACTTTTTGCTGTAATCAAGCATTGTCACAATAGAGTATTTAGTTCCCGAGGTTACTGGCATTGCTTGATGTGGGTACATAAAGTTTGATGGAAAAATAAATAGGTCTCCAGCCTCTGGCTTAACCTTTAAGTTTTGAAGTCTAAAATACAATTCCCCACCTTCATAGTCATCATTGACGTATGAAACTAAAGACACAGTACAGTTGTAGGAAAACCCGTGGTCGTGGTGCTCCATAAAGTGCTGGCCAGGGCCGTATTTAATAAAGTTAAACGCTTCCCAATATTTTAAGTTGTTAATGTTATACATTCTTGAATAATCTTGAACTGCAGGCAGCTTAACATCGTATAGGTCTTGCCACAAAGCCTGTAGGTTTAAACTAACCTGACTCTTGTCATGTTCAATGTCTGTTTTTTTAAACTTAAAGTCGTTGCAGTCTCTATACTCTGGCATAAGTTGTTTATAGCCAACATACGCAGGTTGCCACGCGTACCCAGTCGTATCTCCCTCTGGCTTAAGGTTTGCCTCAATTCTATTTACAACATCAATCTCTTTATTAATTACGCCCTTATAACGGAATATCCCATTACCTAGGTCTTCTTTACCCGTCCATGTAGACATTATATTCTCCCTATTTGTACTCTCGTCTTGACCAAACTTTATTTTGATATACCCCGCCATCAGGCTGTCGGTAAAACTGCATGTTATTAACCATTTTATCATACATCGTAGACTGGTCTAAAAATTCTATCTTGTGTTCCCAGTTTTCTCGCTTAAAAGGAAGAACCTGCATACACGGTGTTCCCGCCGGTAATGTGCCCTCCCAACCTTCCGTAATAAAAAAGGGAAAGGTGCCAAGTAAATGAACTTTATCGGCGTCGACAACCCCAGTAGTATTTAAAAAGGGCAAATCAAACCTATTCATTGGGGACATAAACAACGCGCTGTATCCTTCTGGAAGTTCTAGTCCCCAAGGAATACTCCAAGCAAAATGATTTTGGTAGTAACCTTTTGGGTGCTCAAACTGAGGCATTGGAGGGCGTGCGGTACAAAAATCTTTATAGTTAGGGTCATCAATTTTTACATCTATGATTCCCTGGCTATTTTTATAAAAGACTAAGTCGCACGGCGTTTTAAAAACGTACCCAGTTGTAAACGCGTCCATAATCGCAGGACACGCTTTCCATGTAGGAATCTTTCCGTAGTCATCGGTTGTGCCTTCTTTAGGGAACGGGCAAACTTCTTTTGGCGCCTTGTAGTATTCGCCGTTTGGCATTTTTGCAAATCTATCTGCGTCCTTATACCAGTCTGGAATTTCTGTTTGTGTTGGGGCAGGAGAAGAAATATCTCCTTTTTTTATCCACGGTCTAAAAGGTCTAAATATGGCAATCAAAGACATTATTTGTGTCCTAACTCGTTAATATCTGTCATAACAACAACGCAATACTTTGTTCCTGAGTCTATAGGAAGAGATGCGTGTTCGTAAATATAGTTTGACGGAAATACAGCAATATCTCCAACTTTTGGTTTATAAACTAAGTTGTCAAGTCTTGGAAACTTTAGGTCCCCGCCCTCATAATCATCATTAATGTATATAACAGCAGACACTGTACAGTTATACGCTGGGCCGTGGTCCGCATGAATATTAAAGTGCGTCCCTGCACCTTCGTACTTTACAAAGTTAAAAGCCTCGTAATAGACAACATTTATCCCCCAATACCTCGCATAGTCATCTATGCAGTATTTTAGTTTTTGATAAATCTCTTCATGCAGGTCAATTAATTCTGAATTACTTTCGTTTCTTGGCCCTAAATTTTCCTGCTTGTATTTAAAATCTACAGCGTCTCTAGCCTTCTTAATTGGGGTTGTAGAGTTTGTTACTTGTGCTTCAGACCACTTATAAGGTCCATTTTGCCCTAAGTTTGACTCAAGGGTATTGATGTATCTATTTGCATCATCTAAAGAAAATGTGTTGTGGTAAACGTGTAGCCCTAAACCAAGGTTTTCAGCGGTAATGCCGTTACCAACTTCTTTTACAGGAACTCTGGTTGACGCGGTTTCTGTTCTATCTTTTGTAAACCAGATATTTTCATTTTCGTTATGCATATAGTCTCCGTCTTTTTTACTAGATACTTTTATTATAGCTTATAGGTTACCATTTAGAAATTGGGCATTTAGATATTTCTATTTTAGTCTTTGCAACCATAAAACAACCACATTTTTTACACTGCATAGTGAGTTTAATAAGCTCTGGACAAGACTTACAAATATCAAGTCTTGCTTGTGCGGCCTCGCTAGACACCTTTCGTGTATTTGGGTTTAACATATCTAGAGGAGTGGAGCCGTTTTTTTCCCGATATTTTTGCCAAACAGTCTTGTCTGTCATGGTGCCTACAGGCTAAAAAAAGTAGCGGAGGTAAAAGGCGGCTCATATGGATTAGGGTCTAGCGTATCCATATCTATATTTGTGATAGTAAACTGTGCCCCGTCAAAAGTTGCGTGTGGTGAAACTACATACGCCCCAAATGGGTAATCATAAAGACATAAAGTTAAGTGCGGGGTTAAAAGTATAGACCCAAGATATTCTGAGGTTTGTAACTCCTCAAACTTTCCTCCGTCCATGATAATTCTAACCGTTATCCCATCATAATCCGGATATTTTTCAGAAATATCAACAATGCCCTTGTTATTAAAAAATAATTCTGAACCGTACCTAGTTGATGAGAAGTCATAAACACATTGGCCCTCAATAACAAAAACCAACGGCATACCAACTACGCTTGTTGGCGTCAGTGGGTCATACATTAAATCTTCTATGGTTAACATAGTTCTCTTCCTTATTTTATAGGGTGCTGCATACTAGCAGAACCCTTCGCTTGCAGCGAGACAACAGCAATGGCTCGGGAACTGACACCCAATTCCTCGAGACATATCGGCACTCGTGCATCGTCTTTTGTTGGTTGCAAAGTATGGGAAGAACGGGAAGTATGGGCCCGCAAAGTATGGGAAGAATGGCGGGAAGAACGGGAAGAATGGCGGGAAGAAGGGTGGGAAGAACGGAAAGAATGGGAAGAATGGCGGGAAGAAAGGCGGGAAGAATGGGAAGAATGGTGGGAAGAATGGAGGAAAGAATGGGAAGAAAGGAAAAAATGGAGGAAAGAATGGCGGGAAGAATGGGAAGAATGGAGGGAAAAATGGCGGAAAGAAAGGAAAAAACGGCGGGAAGAAAGGTGGGAAAAATGGGGCAATAGTAGTAACAGTAGCTGTTGAACCGGCGTCTGAGGTTCCTACTGAGGTGTTAGCAACAATAGAGTAAGTCTGTGCTCCTGGAGAAGCCGCGGAGGGGGTATTGTCTGTAGCATCGAAAGATACCGCCGAACCTGAGATACCTGTGTAGTTTGTTCCATCAGAACCAGAAATGGTATAGGAGGTAATTGCGCTACCGCCGTTGGCTCCAGCAGTCCAACTGATTCTGTTAATGTTTGCAGAAACTGTAGTGCCAGACACCGACTGCGGTGCCTGCGGCTTTGTTGTAATAGCAATTGCAGAAGAAGCAGCAGATGCGGCAGAAGTTCCTGCAGCATTTGTTGCAGTTACTGTAAAAGTTACAGATGCACTAACAGGAATACCAGTAACTGTAATTGGCGATGATGACCCAGTCGCTGTTTGGCCTGAGCTTGCGGTTACGGTAAAAGATGTAGCTGCAGGAGAAAGCGCGGGCAAAGAGAATGAAACAACTGCTGCTCCGTTGTTATAGGCTCTTCCTGAGCCCACGTTTGAAGCAGATACGCTTGTTGGCGCCAGTGGCTCTAAAAAGTCGTTTGAAGCCTGTGACTTTTTACCTATTCTTTTACCTGATGCCATTTTATTTTCCCTTGTATTTTCTTAAGCTGTCAAGTCGCCGAAGACAACCCAAGTGTTTGCTGCTCGCTTAAATAGGGTTGCAGATGACCATTGAGTTCTTAGCTTTAATCCTGGTGTTGCGTTTACTGTTACCCCACCAGCACCTGCAATTGTGACTTGACCAGTTGATGTCTGAAGAACATCAAGAGAGGTTCCGATTGGAAAATCTAGTGTTGAATCTGTAGGTATTGTAAGTGTCACAGCTGATGCTGACGACATTTCAATTAAGTCATCTCTTTCAGTTAGTGCTGAAAGGGTATAAGACGCTGTCTTTTGAATGATTGGAGTCCGTGATGGAACGCCTTCTTTTGTCTGTGTGCCATCTGTAAATGCTATTCCAGATGCTGCAACTGTTACAGTTCCAGTAAAAGTAGGTGAGGCAAGTGGCGCCTTATCTCCTAGAGCAGCGGTAAGGCCTGAAATCTTAGACTGGGCAATTTCTGCTGATGCATTAATATCCCCATCAACAATTGTTCCGTCTGCAATCTTTGCTGATGTAATTGCTCCATCTGCGATAGAGAATGTATTACCAGTTAATGTAAGTGCGCTACCTGCTAGGAATGTTCCAGCGCCTGAGAACTGAACAAATTCTATAGCATCAGTTCCAATAGTTGCAGGAGTATTAATTTGTACAAATCCACTATTAGCCTGAGTGGTACCTTGGTCTACGAATACGAAGTCACCAGAATCAACTTCTGATGCTGTATCAAAATCTGCAGCACGAGTTGGTGCTCCACTTGGCTGAACAATGTAAATACCATTTTGAGATGCTGTATTTTGATTCTTTACAAGAATTCTGTCGTTATGTGCAAGAGTTACTCCATCAAGAGTATCGCCTGCCTCAACTTGACTGTTAAGGTTTACATTTTCAGTTGTTGCTGCTTTTACAGATGGATGAACATGAAGCCCTTCTACTGCAGAATCTACATATGCCTTAGTTGCTGCATGAAGAGATTCTGTTGGTGCACCTGATAGTGTAATTGCCCCTGTCATTGTTCCGCCAGTTTTAGACAACTTATCGTCTAACTGAGTCTGAATTGCAGAAGTTACGCCGTTTACATAGCCAAGTTCAGTTGCTGAAACATCTCCAACTGATGTTGTTGAAGGAAGTACAACTGTTCCCGTAAATGTAGGGTCAGCTTTTGGCGCCTTTAGGTCAAGCGCCGTTTGAGTAGCAGTTGATACTGGCTTGTCTGCATCTGCTGTGTTATCTACACTGCCAAGTCCTACGTGAGACTTAGTTACGCCTGATACTGTTCCAGTAAATGTTGGTGAAGCAAGTGGGGCTTTATCATTAAGCTGGGTTTGAATTGCAGAGGTGACCCCATCAACATAATTAAGTTCTGTTGTAGAAAGTGTTGCGCCAGCAAGAATATTAAGCTCTGCCGTGCTTGAAGTAACTCCATCTAAAATATTTAGCTCTGCGGTGCTTGAGGTAATTCCGTCTAAAACATTTAGCTCTGTAGCTGTAGATGTAACAGCTACATTCTCATTAATTTTAGGTGAAGTTAAAGTCTTATTTGTAAGAGTTTGAGTTCCAGTTGTTGTTACAAGGAGGCTAGTGTCTGCTATTCCATGCACATTTATTGTATCTGCTTCGTGTGTACCGATTGATGTAGAGACTGCATTAGCGGCCGCATTATCTGCATATGTCTTTGTAGCAAGTTCTGCAGTGTCCGCAATTCCGTGAACAGAAGTCGTATCTGAGTTATGCGTGCTGATAGCAGTGTCCGCATATGACTTTGTAGCAAGGTCTGCAGTGTCCGCAATTCCATGCACAGAAGTTGTGTCTGAGCTATGTGTGCTTACGGCAGTGTCTGCATAGGTCATTGTAGCAAGGACTGAGGTATCACCAATCCCGTGTACTGAGGTTGTATCTGCGCTATGCGTTCCTAGTTCATTTGTTACATATTCCTGTGTAGCAATTGTTCCTGTTGAATTTGGAAGAGTTAGGGTTCTATCTTCTGTAGGGTCTGTTGCTACTAATGTTGTTTCAAAAGCATTTGCTGTTGCGCCTTCAAATACCAGGCTGACACCAGTGTCTAAAGACACTGTGCCAGTAAAAGTTGGGTTAGCAAGTGGTGCCTTTAAACCAAGAGCAGTCTGTTGCGCTGTAGATACTGGCTTGTTTTCATCTGAGGTGTTATCTACATTTCCTAAACCAACCATAGACTTTGTAATACCATTAACAGTGCCAGTAAAAGTTGGGTTAGCACTTGTGGCGTATAGGCTTGCTGCAGCTGCTGGAGTTAAATTAATATAAGGTAGAGAAGCCCAAACTGTAAGTCCGTCTCCAACTTTAAGTTTCTTAGTGTCAGTCTCTACACCAACTTCACCTTCAAGAAGAGTTGGGTTTGAGGCGGTCCACTCAGCCGCAGTTCCCCTGCGTAGTAGAATATTAACTGCCATTACGAAACTCCTCCATCATAAGAACCTGTAAACGTAGAGGATGTGTACCCACCCTCTACAGCTGGCGTTCCACCGTAGAAAGACGCTGGTGTCCCACCATCTACTTGAAGTTGAGATGACCCACCAGTACCAACAATGTCAATCCAAAGTGTTCCATCATATATTCTTAGCTTTAATGTAGTTGTATCAAAGTACAAGTCACCTGCACGTTGGCCAACAGGCTCGCTGCCTTTAGCCAGTACGTTTAAAGGTACTAGTGCCTTTGTACTCATTTATATTACCCGATTACAACTACTCTGTAGGCATCAGCTGTTGGTGCAGATGCAAATCCAAGTGTTACGGTGGATGTTGTTGCTCGCACGTTATCTACAATAACTTCTTCTCCAGTAGCCACTTCATACACTTGAACGTGAACATCTAGTGTTCCTAGGTTGTGGGTTACTGTGTATGAGGTAGCTGAGGTAGAAAGTGTTGTTGAGTACTTTCTAGCTACTACTGTCGCAT